CTTGACAATCTCTATTATGGAAGCTTTATGGGCCACTATTCTTTTCTCAGGCTTTGCACTTGAAGTGATAATTCGCCCATCAAAGATCAAGAAGCCTCATACTTTTGATCACTCGCCCAAGAAAACGGACATTTCTGCCATCGCAGGAATGGACTTCGAACGGCGTATAAACCGGGTTAGAGCTTATGAAAATAAGTTTCCCCGGAGCCCGTTGCACTCGCTTTATAAATAGCTCTGAATCAATGAGAACCGCATAAATTCCATCACGGATTAGAGAAGTATCGGAGGTATCTAAAAATACAGCGTCCCCGTCTTCGATGTCTGGGGACATGGAATCGCCCAGTGATGAAATGATTTTTATATTTCCCGGTTTAAAGTATGAAAAATGCCGGCTGAACCACTCGGGAGAAACAAGAAGCTGGCGGATTTGAGGGATTTCTTCAAAATTCTCTATACCAGTGCCGCATGAGCCTTTTATGTCGATCAGGTCCAATTTGATGGAATTTTTTATAGCGGCGGCTCCGACCCCGTCCATCAGCCACTCGGGAGAAACGTTAAGGATGCGGCACGTTTTAATGACGTCATCATATCTGGGTGCCAGCGTTGCCCCGTCTAACCATTTCTTTATCCCCGCCGGGGATAGCCCAGTAGCTCGGACTAAATCAGCAGCCAAAACCCCTTTTTCTTGCATCACTTGCTTTAGGCGATCATTCCAGCTAGTCATGTTTGCCTCTCTGTAAATATTAACTTAGGTTATGCCATTTCTTTCCCTTTGTGCTTTACTTTATTATTAACTTGAGTTAAATTATTAAAGAAGAAAATTCACTTTGGTGAGAATATGACTGAGTTAGACGAAAGGCGAAAACTCGCTTTTAGGGAAATAAGAGAGGAATTCAACTCACTTACAGAGATGAGCCGCGCTTTCGGGGTTTCTTTGCCTGCAGTCTGGAAGTGGAAGAAATTCGGCATCCCAGAGAGCCGGCTTCCGTACTTCCGGCTTAAGTATCCGAAGCTTCAAGCGTGGAAAGGGCTCCCGAGAGGCTTCTAAATGCACGGCTACAAAGCGACCGATTTTGCTTGGGAGGCACCCGTGACCTCTTCGTCTGAACGCCTGGTGATTCTTGCCTTGGCGAAGTTTTCGGACGATGCCGGACGGTGCTTCCCGTCTGTAGAAAAGCTAACAGCGATTACGCACTTGAATCGCAAGACAGTTTTTTCAGCTCTGAAAGCTCTTTCCCAAAGCGGGGTGGTTTCAGCTCAAAAAAGTGAGAGAAACGCGAATCGGTACCAGCTTAATTATGCCCTCTGTCGTACCGAAAACGGTACTACCGAAAACGGTACTACCGAAAACGGTACTACCGAAAACGGTACGGCAGTAGTACCGAAAACGGGACAACCAGTAGTACCGAATTTGGGACACAAACAGATCAGTGAACATATCAATGAACAAATCAGGGAAGAGCCCCTACCTCCCCCCTCGCCTGCGGCGAAGCGGGAGGCACAGACACACCGCTTCTCGCTCTCCGAGATCCCGGATGCGTCGAAAGAGAAAACCAGAACTCATCAGGCATTCAAACCTCCGGAGCTCGGTGTCGAGCTCACCGAGTCCGCTTTCAGAGACTGGATGACGGTACGCAAGGCAAAGCACTCACCGCTCACTGAAACCGCGTGGAAGCACTTTAAAGCGCAGGTCCTCAGATCCGAGCTGAGCATCCAGCAGGCGGTAGAGCTTTGTGCGACCAAGGGATGGATTTCTATCAACGCCGAGTGGCAGGCGGTTAAGGACTATCAGGCTGAATTCGATTCTCGCTCCAGCAATGACAGGAAGGTCGATTTTGTCATCAAAGCTCTGGGGCTGACTGACAACAGGAAGGAAACTGAAAAATGACAGGCTTCAAGTACGAAGGCTCCGACGTCAAAAAAATCAGTGAGCAGCTTTTGGGGCTGGCCGATCTTCTGGACGGAAGACCCCCATCAGAAAAGGCACTGCTTCTTTGGCTTTCTTGCCTTGAAGACGAAGTCCCCGCATGGGCGGCTATCTCTGCGCTTACCGACTGGCCAAAGAGGCACAGCAAAATGCCGGCACCGGCCGACATCGTGAAGACTGCCCGGGAAATCCGAGAACGCGCTCTGGAGAAAAAGACCCACCAGGCCAGCGCCAGTGAAATTTCTGTCGCTGAAGTGCGCCCTGCGGATCCTGCCATTGCCCGGGCTGTCGACCGCAGCCTTAAGGCCATCAGGGATCTGGGGGCGCGCCCGAAAGACTTTTGGGAGTGGGAGGGGATCACCGCGATTGCCGCGGGTCGTCCGCTTTCTGGGATAAAGCGGCGCTACCTCGAGACTCAGTACGGGGAGAAGCTCGGGGATCCTGCCTTCCTCAGATCCATCACGGGCAAAGTCCGGTCGAGGCTTTACCTTGAGGCTCACCTGCCGAAGCCAAGCGATGCCCTGCCCGATGAAATGTGGGGAGCTTCAGTCGTGGGCTCTGCGACTGCAGGCAGCGGGCAGCGATCTGCCGAAGAGCGCACTCAAGTATCTCGAACCCGGTTATGTGGAGGGGAAAGAATGAATGAGTGAAGACCAAAAGGCCCGAGACGAGGCCTGGAGGGCGGTAATGCGGCAGATCGCAAAGGCGTACGGGATTTCAGAGGAAGGTTTTGAGGAGTTGGGCGGTATGGACAGAGGGTTGATGAAAAGAGTGCGGGACTTATCTGAGCGCCGGGCAGAGACGGCCAGTATCAAAGGCGTCGTGGGTCCCCAGATGGATAGGTGGGGGATGGCGGCCGCTGCCATGGGGAATTCTGAGGCTGTTGCCTATCGGGAGGGCGTTTGGATCTACCACTCACTCTCTTACCCGGTTTATTTCGCGAGCGTTCCGTCCGTTGGGGTGGTTGGGGCCTCGAACGTCGAGGCGCTGGTACGGCGGATCCGGTATCTCCGCTGGAAACTCAATTTGGCGGCGTCCGGGGACGATTCAAACGCGTCAGGAGATTCGGAATGAGATTTTCAGTACAGAAGGGCGGCGAGGGAGAAGAGAGGGCAGGAAGGCGCCTTCTCGCCCCGGGAAACGGTATCAAAGGTAAGGATAGGAGTACAGCATGGCATCAGTAAATCGTGTGACCCTTCTGGGTCGCCTGGGGAGAGACCCCAAGATGAGCGACGCGCAGGGGCTAGCAATCTGCCGCCTCGCGCTTGCCACTACCCGCCGATACAAGGGTCGGGATGGCGAAAAGAAGGAAGAGACCGAGTGGCATAACGTCGTGGTTTTTGGCCGGCAGGCGGAAGTCGCTCAGCAGTATCTCGTGAAAGGCTCTGAGGTCTATATCGAGGGGCGGCTGCATACACGGAAGTACACCGATAAGCAGGGAGTGGAGCGTTACGCGGCAGAGGTTATCTGCGAGTCCCTGCAGCTGGGGGCAAAGCCTCAGGGAACGGTGCCTGCTGCGTCCACTACGGCAGCCCAGTACGCCGCGGCGAAGGGGAGAGATCTCCCTCGGAACACCGCATCTGCCGCTAACGAGGACGTCCCGTTTTGATGGGGAGAGGAGGAAGGTATGGCAAAAAAGCTGAGTCAGGATGATCTCTTGACGATTATCTACGCTCTTGGGCAATTCATAGATGACTACAAATTTTACGAAAAGTATCCACACCTCCAGGAGTATCAGGACCTTCAAGACACTAAAGCTACCCTGAAGAAAGTCCTCGAGCTTTATACACATGTGGAGATGGAGGAGGACTGAGGGATGTTTTTTAAGACGCAGCACAAGAACTACGGCCTCACGGCTCTCAGAGCGAAAGGCCGGATGAAGAAGGGAGAGCTTAACCGCACAGAGTCCAGTTACGCGCAGTATCTGGAGGGAGAGAAACAAAGCGGGAGAGTGGCTGACTACTGGTTTGAGTCTTTGAAACTGAAGGTCGCTGATGGCACTTGCTGGTACACACCGGACTTCATGGTTCTCCTGCCGGATGGGAGACTGGAGCTGCATGAGGTCAAGGGCAGCCCGCGAGTCTTCTTTGACGATGCGAAGTGCAAGGTCAAAGTGGTAGCGACTTCCTTCCCTTTCGCGATGAAGGTTGTCTATCCGCGCGCCAAAAAGAACGGCGGTGGATGGGATGTTGATGAGTTCTGACGGGAGAGATACGTGATCGAAGACCGGGATCTGAACGCAAGGCTTGAGAACTGGGCGAGAGTTTACAGGGACCG